TACGGATTATGTTTGTGATAGTCTATCTGGACTTTTTTCCCTGGCTCAAAATATGCTCTCGCAATCTCCACTCCGAAGAGTTCTTCACTTGCGTTGTACATCTCCGGACCTTTATACCCACAAATGAATCCCAGTGTCCACTTTTTCCCAACTTCCACATAACGTATGACCATTCCGTTTTCTTTGTACTTCTGTCCCAGGAATAGATGGATATATTTGTCATGAGTACCTTTCACTTTTCCCTGACACTTGTACTCTCCACGTGCTCCGCACATTGGACAGGTGCCATAGTGCCCCTCTCTCGGTTCTTCCGTCCAACTCTGGAACTGGCTTTCGTAGGAAATTCCGCTTTTCCATCTCGCATCTGTAACCCCTCCACACTTGCTGCAGGCTATATGTGCCCAGCAGCCATGCTTTTTGTAATACAGATAATGCTGATTGTGAAAATACAATCTGTCAGCTCTGTCCAGAATCTCTTTCTCCGGCAGTTCTTTGGTGTGCGTCATTCTATCTGCCAGTGCCTCCTGGCGGCGCATATACGCCTTGTGTTTTCTGTTCCGTCTTGCCGTTATTACAATATCGTCCTCATGTTCGTATATGTATTCCCACCAGCGCTCCTTATCGTATACGTTGGCTTTACAGAACTTCTTTATCCTTTCCAGATCCTCTGTGCTCTGGAGGATATTTTCTTTTTTCTCCTGCTCCCATGTGGGATGTTCTTCTCCCCATATCACTCTCCCATAACAGCTGTCCGGCTTTATTTTCTGTCTCGTCCATTCTTCCTTTTCCGGCCAATATGTCCCGAAATCCTTTTTTGCGAGCACGATCCGCACCAGTGGCGTTTCTCTTGATTCTTTTTTGTTCCTGTACACCTCCAGGAATAGATGCCTCTCATGTCCTACTATCCTGATCTCTGTGATACCGATGTATTTCACATCTTTTTTTCTGCTTAGTTTCTTCAGACCAAGATATGGGATCTTTTCAATCGCTTTCTTTTTCATCCGTCCCGCCTACTTTCCCATATAGTATGCCGTGATGATCTGCTTTGCCCTTGCCATCCCCGGAATTCCTAAGGTGACCTTGCCTGCAGATACGCCTGCTGCCTTTATGATTCCCTTATCGATAGGCTGCTGATTTTTAAACGACCACATCAGGAGTGCTGCGATACACCCTTTCAGTGATTTTCCTTTCTTCCGGACATTGAACGCCAGTAGCTCATTTTCCATGCACTGGCCACGCAAATACTCTACCCAGTCCTCCATGATTTCTTTTGGTTTCAGATCTGCCACTTCTACATCGATCTTTCCCAGCGCCGCCGTCATGGCATCACACAGCACCGGTATATCGCCAGACAGATACATCTCCACGTATTCTTTATCGATTCCATTCTCTTTGGCCATAGTTTTGATCGATGCTGTATCGCCCTCATTGAACAGATTTTCTGCAAGTTCATTTATTTCTCCAAACGTATCCATCTCTCCGAACTTATCAAACATTGTTTATCTCCTCTCTGCCATTCTGGCATGCTTCTTTGTTTTCCACCCAGCTGATCAGGGCTTCTGTTGCCACACGATAGCACTGCGTCTCCGATTCATTCTCTACTTTGATGATCATTCGTTTCTTGATGCCGCTGCCCTGCCAAATACGGATCCAGCAATCATCAAAAATGGATGCGTGAGCTGACATCGTCAGTCCATATTTTCGGCGCACCGCATCATATTCCTCATAGAATCGTTGTAACGCCTGTCTGCGTTCAGCTTCGTTTTCCACGTCATATTCCATCTGTCTATATCTCCTGCCCTTATCTTCTTACCAGTTCGCCGCTTTTAGCCATGTGTGCCAGCTCATTCATCGTGAACGATTCCACATAGCTGCTGTGCTCTCCAAACATGTTCGTGAAATGCATCCGAAACCGCACGAACCGTCCGTGCAATGGAATATGTTCAACTACTGCATTCACCCACTTTTTTTCTTTTAATCCCAATACTCCGATTTTATAAAATTTGTATCTCTGTCCTTCTTTAAACATCGTGTTCTCCTTTTCTCAAAATGGCAGTTCTCCCAGATCGAAGTCCAGGAACTCTATACTGCCCTCTTTGTGTTCTGTTTTCTCCTGTTTCCATTTGCCAGTTAGTTCTTCACACATCCAATCCCGGCCGAACTCCTGCATGTACTTTTCATGGGAATATTTCTGTTCGAATACCTGCTGCCCGATCCGGCACAAGAAGATCCGAACATCCCGGTTAGAGTGAACTGCATCCGGACCATATTCATGATGTGGTACACACAGATATACCCAGAGACCGAAATGTTCTGATTTCTTCCGGTTCGCTATACCGAACATGATGTGATGCTTATGCAATCCGGCAGATGGTAGCTCACCATAATAGCCTTGTTGAGCAGCTAGGTATCTGCAGATATAGCATTCTTTTTGTGTTTGTACGATACTCTTACTCATCAGCTAAACGGCAGCTCCTCTTCCAGCCCGTCCGGGATTTCCATAAAGCCATCCTCTGATGCAGATGCCGGATTCTGCTGTGCGGTCTGTCCTGATGCCTTACTTTCGGCAAACTCCTGCTCTTCCACGACGACATCTGTGGTGTAAACTTTCTGTCCATCACGGTTGGTATAACTTCCAGTCTGGATACGGCCTGTGATGGCAATCTTTGTTCCTTTGCGCAGATATTTTTCTGCAAACTCTGCCTGACGTCCGAATGCCACGCAGCTGATAAAGTCAGCCTTCCGTTCCCCGTCACGGTTAAATCTCCGGTCTACTGCCAATGCGTAGCGCGCTACGCAGGTTGATTCCTGCGCTGAATTTGCCTGTGTGTAGCTGATGCTTGGATCGCGGGTCAGCCGACCCATTAAAATGACTTTGTTCATGCTTTTCTCCTTCTTTTACTGTGCTTTCAGTTCTTTGTATTCACCTGGTTTTAAATCTGCTTTTTTCATCTCGCACTGCATCCATGCCGTATACGGACTTTTACAGATATACTCCACCTGCAGCCCAAGCCTTACCGTCTGTCTCTCGATCTCTTCCCACAGGTCGCGGTTCTTAACCTCTTTTCCGTCCTTTCTGGTCCATCCGACAGACTTCCATCCCTGCAGCCACCCAAGTGCCAATGCATTTTTCAGATATCGAAGATCTGTATAGGCCGTTACCCTGCATCCTGTCTTGAGCCGCTTTAATGCGCGTAGTGCCGCCGCCAGTACCAGACGGTTTCCGGAAGCTTCCATACATCCAATCTCTGACCTAGTGTAGGTATTACCGGAAGACGAGACATACTCCAACACATAGCAGTAGCAGGCTTTCCCGGGCTTAATTCGTTTACTGGATACGCCTATGTACAAAGAGACTTCCATCATTTTCGCTTCACCTCTTTTATTCGCTGTTCCGTGTACCTCAGGTACGACATTCCGGTGTATTTATTTATTCCGGAAACTACGGATTCTTTTACGATGTAGAATCCCGGTGTCGGTTTTGGTCCATCTTCCAGGATTCTCCTCATCGTCCATCGGAAAAAGGCCTTTCTCTCTGGTTTCGGTCTGATCAGATTCCTGGACGTATGATATAGTTTTGTCTTTTCTGCATCCTCGTGATCTTGCTGTTCTTCCGGAACCGGTTTTGCAATATACTCGGCCAGATCTTTATACCCACCTGTCTCCCTGAGTGGGGTGAAATGGACAAAACCAAACGTCCAACACTCTGCTATCAAAGTATCCGTCCCTTTCGAACACTTTGTTCGATTCAGTAAAATGTGCACGTGGATACCTCCGCGTTTTCCAATCTCTATCCGGTAAATGTATTTGAGCACATCCTCCAGCTTTTTGTATCGATACCGGAGTCTTTGCAGGAACAGTGCCATGTCCTTCATGACCTGCTCATATGGCTTTCTCGTTCCTTTTTGATACTTTAGCGTCACCCAGAGATCTGATGGATAGAAATTTGCTTTGATCAGCCGGCGGATCCGGTTCTCTTTGTTGATCTGGTTCTGTTTGGCCATCTGCTCCGGAGTTGCTTTTTTACGCTTCGCTCTCTTCTCACCTTTTGCTCCATACTTTCCGGCAAATTTGTATTCAGTTTCTATTGAGTTTGAAAATATCCATCTGTCCCGGTTATACATATCAATTCCTCTAACGTTAATATACTTATACTGGTACGAACGCCGGTTTTACCCGGTTTGTCCTAAAAAAAGGTTTTTTAATGTCCGGACAGGATTTTCCTGGCCGGACTATAGAATTCCACCGCCCTGCAGTCGGACGTTCATGTATTTATAATCAAAGCAAGAAGGTGTCTACTGCAGCTAACGTATCAATAATTATTTGAGA